CCCCGAGCAGATCCGCAGCTGGGCGCTTATGGACAGCGACAGCCTGCATAGCGTGGTTGCCAGCAATTTCCAGCGCGCTTACCGGGTGCGAACGGCGCAGCGGAAAGAATATGCGGCGCTGCCGGCGGATGTCAAGGCGGTGGTGGCGCAGATAGCGGGAGGCGGAATGAAGATGCTGGAGGAAGGAGAATGAAGCACTTAGGCGATATTACGAAAATCAACGGTGCAGAGATCGAAACCGTGGATGTTATCACGGGCGGATCGCCGTGCTAGGATTTGAGCATTGCAGGAAAACGCGCAGGATTGGCCGGCGCAAGGAGCGGATTGTTCATGGAGCAGGTCCGCATCGTAAAGGAGATGAGAGAGCATGACAGAAAGAGCGGACGGACAGGTGACATGGTCAGACCTCGGTTTATGGTCTGGGAAAACGTGCCAGGAGCCTTCAGCAGCAACAAAGGGCGAGACTTCGCGGCAGTCCTCGAAGAGATCATCCGCATCGCAGAGCCGGAAGCCCCCGATATTGAAGTGCCTGAAAAAGGATGGCCAACTTGGGGGGGCTACCACGATGAAGTGGGAGGACGATGGAGCGTGGCTTGGCGAGTGCATGACGCGCAATACTGGGGCGTCCCCCAACGCCGCCGCCGTATCTCGGTTGTCGCAGATTTTGGAGGTGACACCGCAGGAGAAATACTCTTTGAGCGCAAAAGCGTGCCAGGGCATCCTGCGGAGAGCGGAACGGCGCGGGAAAGACTTGCCGGAAACGCTGAAAACGGTGCTTCTTATGCAGTCCGGATCAGGGGGGGCTGTGACGGAGGAGGAAAGGAAGCCTTAGTCCAGACGGAGAAAAGCGGGACGCTGAGAGCACAGGAGCATGGGCATCAGCCCTCCGTTCTGGATATGAGCCACGCTTGCGATGTCATCCGGGACTGCGGCGAGGTAGCTCCCAGCCTGCAAGCAAGAATGGGCACGGGCGGCAACCAAGTGCCGCTGACGTATCAAATGCAAGGATTTGGCGATTACCGCGAGGGGGACGTTGCAAGCAGTTGCAAGCAGAGAGATTTCAAGGACAGCACTGATCTTGTGTGTGCCGTTGATTGCCGGAACTTCTGCGAGGGAGGCGAAACAAACGGGACTTTGCAATCCAAATCAAACGGCGGAATCAGCTACAATTTGCAGAACACCGTGAGAACGGGCATGATTGTGCGACGCCTTACCCCGATGGAGTGCGAACGGCTGCAGGGCTACCCGGACGGCTGGACAGACATTGGCGAGTGGATGGACAGCAAAGGCAAGCGCCACAAGGATGCGGACAGCCCCCGGTATAAGGCACTCGGTAATTCCATCGCCCTGCCGTTTTGGCAATGGCTCATTGATCGTATGGCGGCGTATTTGCCGGAGGGTGCAACGATGGGCAGCCTATTCGATGGAATTGGCGGTTTCCCGTTGTGCTGGCAGAGAACGCACGGAGATGGCACAGCCAAGTGGGCAAGCGAGATCGAGCAGTTTCCCATCGCGGTGACGAAACTGAGATTTGGGGAGGATTGACATGACCACATTACGCATGATTCCCGGCATTACATACACCCGGAAAAACCTTGAAGCATTGACCGGCATGCCGGACAGAGAGAACCGCCGGATGATACGGGAGCAGAGGCGGCAGGGTGTGCCTATCGTTGCCATGAAAGACGGCGGCTACAAGCTGGCGGAAACGGAGGAAGAAAAGCAAGCCTTACTTTCCATGTACCGCAAGCGGGCATTGGACGAGCTGGGGACATACCGCCGCCTTGCCAGAGCTATGCAGGTGGACGGGCAGATGGAGATGGGAGGTGGAAATGGAACGGTTTAACACTCCACTGACGAAAGAGGCGGCGAAATCACTGCTGGCTTTGGATTTAGAGGACAAGGTGATTACCAGCTACGAGAAGCTGGACGAGTGGTACACCGCGTGGGGCGGCCAGTGTTATGTGTCATTTTCCGGAGGAAAGGACAGTACGGTGCTTTCATATTTGGCTGCAAGGTATCTATCGTCGTTCCGCACACCTCCGTGGCCGCTGAATCTTGTGTTTGTCAACACAGGCCTTGAGTACCCGGAGATACAGAAGTTTGTCAATGAGTACGCAGATTGGTTGCGGAAGGAGTTCCCTCGCGTGACCGTCAACCTTCACCGTCTACGACCGAAGATGAACATTCGACAGGTGGTGACGAAGTACGGGTATAGCGTCATAGGAAAAGATGTTGCGCACAGGATAGAAACCGCGCGGCGATCACCGGAGAGCCGCAGTATGAAACTATTGCGTGGGGAAGTCTTACGCATTGATGGGGAAAAGAGCATGTACAACTGTGAAAAGTGGGAGTATTTGCTTTCGGCTCCATTTCTCATATCAGACAAATGCTGTGGGATTATGAAAAAGTCCCCGGCAAAGAGCTATGAGCACCGAGAGGATGTCAAACCCACGACGGCAACAATGGCGGAGGAAAGTCTTTTGCGGATGCAAAAATGGCGCGAAACCGGCTGCAACGCCTTTGAAGGAAGACGTCCCTTATCTAAGCCCATGAGCTTTTGGCCGGAGCAGGATGTGCTTCGGTTTATCGTGGAGCGCCAAATACCCTACGCCAGCGTGTACGGCGACATCGTGGCCAGCGACGGCGAAAACGACTACGATGCAACGCTAACGGACTGCAAGCTGCACTGCACTGGCTGCCAACGCACGGGCTGTATGTTCTGCGGATTTGGAGCGCACCTCGAAAAGGGCGAAAACCGCTTTGATCGCATGAAACACACACACCCGAAGCACTACGAATTCTGCATCGGCGGTGGGGCGTATGACCCTGTGGACGGCTTGTGGAAGCCCACTGAAAAGGGGCTTGGATACGCCAGAGTATTGGACTACATCGGAGTGAGGTATTGAAATGAGCATAAAAATTACCATACCCCTGCCGCCGGTTACAAAGAAAAACAGCCAGCGCATTATGCACAGCAGCAAGACAGGGAAATCGTTTATCATGCCGTCGCAGAAGTACATCGATTACGAGGCAAAAGCTGTGTGGTACTGCAAAAAGGCTGGTGTGCATGAGCCGATCGATTATCCAGTGGAGGTTAAATGCCTGTTTTATATGCCAACCAAGCGGCGAGTGGATTTAACCAATCTGCTGGAAGCTATGGACGATGTGCTGGTCAAGGCGCGGGTGCTGCTGGACGACCACTGCGGCATTATTGTCAGCCATGACGGGAGCCGGGTACTGTACGACAAGGAAAATCCACGCACGGAGGTGAGCATAACCGCCTATGAATGATTTTGACTATGACATCGTGCAGAAAAAGCGTGTTGCAAGAGGGGCGTTTGCCCATGTGAACCGCAAGCGTGGGAAATGCAGATTGCCCAGTGATTACCTCACTGCGGCACAAAAGAGGGAGATGAACGGGAAAATGAAAACATACAACGCCACACGGCCTATGCCTTGGGAAGATTTCAAGGCGATGCCGGACGACATTAAGCGGGAATATCTACGGAATATGCAGTCTTGCGGCGGTGTAGCTACATACCTTGCGGAAGAAATGGGCTGTTGCAGTGCCACCATCATAGAGTGTGGGAAAAAACTGGGGGTGCCGTTTGTGCGAGGTGGTCGGAACTTTGACTTGTGGCAAAAGAAACTATCGGAGTGGCACACAGCCGAGGTTCCGGCAGCAGAAACGCTGGAGAAGCAGTCCGATGGACCAACGCCGGTGCGAAGTGTGGAACCGTTGCACGTGCGAAGTGCAGAACTGCTTCACGCACGGCTCACTATCCGGGGAGACCGGGAAAGCGTTTTGCAAAATCTACGTATGCTTATGCCGGATGAATGTGAAGTCACGGTTGAGTGGTGAGAGGAGGAGAAAACTTGTGAAGGAGCATATTACCACTGGAGGGAAAACGCTTTGCTGGACTTGTAGAAAAGCGTATGGAGGATGCTCATGGACAGAAGTAGACTACACAAAAAAGGGCTGGCCTATACGCTTTGAGCCGGTAAAGGGATGGAATGCAATTCCCACCAAAAATGAAAAATACACATCGTTTTTGGTGGTAAGTTGCCCAGAGTACGATCCTGATGATAGAAAGGAGGATACACATGACGGCAGATTTTGCGGGTATGGGGAAGCGCCTGCGGGAGCTGGCAGAGGCCGACAAGGACGGGCGGCTGGTGGTGCTGCAAGCAAGGCAGTGGAGGAAGCGTTAAGGAGGCGATATGATGAGGTTGACTATCATCTTCAAGGACGAGTTTGAGGAACACATGAAAAAGCAATTCGGAGCTTTCACGAATCCGCAGGTATATGGCGTGAAGTCCGTACACATGGAAGGTGCGTATCTATACTCCACGATTTCAGACACGAAGCGGTGGCGTATGGATGACATTTCCAGATTTTACTGTGAGGAGACGGAGAAAGCATTGGAGGCGATGAAGGACGCTTGAGATATGCCCGATGACGCTAAAAGAGGCAAACGCCTATGTGGAACAACACCACAGACATCACGGAACTGTGAAAGGAGAAATAAACATGGAAGCTTGTTACAAGGAAAATAGAGCAATCGCCAATCCTGCAACCGAACCGGCTGTCATAGAGAGGACTACTATCAAGGAAACGATCATCGAAATCGGCTATGCACTGCGGGAAATCGAATGCCGGACAACCAGTATCAGCCGCTTCTTTGAAATGAAGGAGGTTCGCAAAGAACCGAAAAGAGGCGAACCGCAGGACATGGGCGAAGCGCTGCAACAGCACCTTGAAACGGCGAAAAATGCCCTTTGCAATATCGCAGAAATCGAAGCACGGCTTGGGATGTAAGGAGGGACTGGACAATGGCTGAATACATTAAGCGTGAAGCGATAATGGAGTTCCCGATTCGGAAAGACCGTTGCGACAAGGAGCGCGCGAACGAGCATTTTATCTTTGGCATTGAGTCGGTGCTGGAATATGTAGAGAATCTGCCCGCCGCAGATGTGGCCCCAGTGGTGCTGGGACACTGGAAAAAGGACAGAGACACGATCAAGTGTACGGTGTGCGGGTTTGGTATGTTTCCGAATAGGTACACATTTATGCACGGCGTTTGTGTGACAGACAACAAACTCCCGAAATACTGTGAAAATTGCGGTGCAAAGATGGGCACCACGGAGGAACAAAGTGTATAAGCATATGATTAAAGACAGCGGAGAAAGAACCAAGTTTCTAAGCGGAGCACTCCGGGATATGCACACGGGCAAGGGACGGATGGATTTGCTCCCTTGGTTGGCTATCATGGAAGTGTCGAAGCACTGCGAGGCGGGTGCTTTGAAATACGGGGAGCATAATGTCGATAAAGGAATCCCAACCCACAGTCTGTTAGATTCCGCCATTCGCCACGCAGCAAAATATTTGGCGGGCTATGTAGATGAGCCGCACCTTGTAGCTGCGGCGTGGAACCTACTGTGGGCGATCGAGATGGAGATTGTCCATCCTGAATGCGTGGACACTCCGTGGAGGGCAGCCGATGGCGAATAAAGACGCAATGCTGGAAGCCTTGGAGGAAATCGAGAACGGTATGTGCCGCATTAAGGAGCGACGGAGCATTTGGCAGAATAGCCTTGTATATGCACTCTGCCAAGCTGTGCGGCTGCTTCTGATGGACAAGATCAAGGAGGGACGGAAATGAGAATTGACGGCAAAATGCTGCCCAACAACCCCATGAAAGCGTATCAGCAGGGAAAGCTGATAGGGACAAAGCAGAATATGGATTTGGTATCCGAAGTGCTGCTTACAAAGTTTGGATTCCATGTGCTGGAGGAAACGCCGGACAGCCACGACACCATGAGCATTGAGTATCTGCAAAAGTGCCTTGTGAAGCTGGTGAATGCAAAGAACAGCGGCTATGTGACCAAGAAAGACATTGCGGATGCTCTGCGGAGCGACTACAAACTAATCAACAACGCAGAGTGAGGAGGCGGGCATGAGTCGAAAACAAAAACTGCCGTATGATGTGCGGCTTGAGTGCATCGCCTATGTCAGAGGTTATCCCCGGAGAGTACAGGCATACAACGATGCGCGGAGCGAGATACTGAGCGGCGGAAGCAGTGCAACGGAGGGAATGCCCCGCTCTCCAGGCATTGGTAGGCCGTCCGAAAGCAAGGCGGAGCAGCTTGCCGCCATAGAAAACTGGCCGGAAACCAAGAAAATGCGGGCAGTGGAATACGCCATAGATCGATGTGGACGGGATTTGGAGAGTGAGAGCATCCGCAAGCAGCTTGCACAGGGCATTATGCGCAACTGTCAGGGAAAGCATAAGTTTTCCCGCAACAAGATTATCGTGCCGGGGATAAGCGAGCGGACATTCAGCAGGAGAAAAGAGCAGTTTTTGCTTGACATAGCCATATATTGTGGTTTTGCAGAGAAAGTTGGCACAAATTCCACCTAATGATGTGCTACAATAGGTACAGTGGATGATAAGGCATAGCCATCCACCCGTCTTTCCACTCAACCCGTTTCCTCCATCTTATGCGCCGCCGGTATTGGGCGCACCTTCGGGCACCGAAAGGTCATACCGGCACAAACAGCCTGTAGGGAAACCTATGGGCTGTTGTTATATGCAGGTGTAGCTCAGGGGGTAGAGCGGCGTAGGGGTATCTTCGCTGGTCGCTGGTTCGAGTCCAGCCGCCTGCACAAGAGAGGCCGGGTCGCACCCGGACAATGTGAGACCGCAATCGTCACGGTCTTGTGTAAAGGCCGGTAACCTGCGCCAGCAGGAGCCGCAGGTAGTCTGGGCAGCTCCTAACGCCGCGCTCCCAGTCCTCCAGTGTGCGAGTGGGGATACAGTACCGGGTGGCAAAGGCCGCCTGTGACAGGTCTGTG